CCTCGCCCTCGACAAGCTGCTCCTCTCCGGGCTCATCGCCGAGCGCGAGCGCGCCCAGCTCGCCGACGCCTACGGCTTCCTGCGCCAGGTCGAGCACATCCTGCAGCTCGAGTCGGGCCAGCAGACGCAGCGCCTGCCCGCCGACGCCGCTCACATCCAGGTGATCGCGCAGCGCCTGGGCTTCGCCGACCCGGGCGAGTTCCTCGGCCGGCTGCGCCTGCACACCGAGGCGGTCGCGCACCTCTTCGCCACGCTCGGCTCGGAGGCGCCGCCGCCCCCGGACATCTCGGTGATCCTCGATCCCGAGCGCGGCGAGGCCGCGACGCTCGCCGCCTTCGCCAACCTGGGCTTCTCGGATCCGCCCCAGGCCGCGTACACGCTCGAGACCCTGCGCAAGCGCCCGCTCTCGCCGCTCTCCGGCGCGGCGCCGCCCGCGGCCGCGCGCGTCGCGCCCACGCTGCTGAAGGAGATCGCGGCCTCGCCCGACCCCGACCAGGCCTTCGGCTACCTCGCCGATCTCACGCCGCACCACGCGGGTGGCCTGGCGCTCTGGGGCCTGCTCGACGAGAACCCGCACCTCCTGCGCCTGCTCGTGTCGCTCCTGGGCACGAGCGCCTTCCTCGCGCGCGTGCCGTAGCCGTCACCTGCTCGCACCTTGACGGTGCGGAAGAGGTAGCCCTTGTCGGTGTAGCCGCGCGACGGCTTGAAGCGCCACATCCACTGGCAGAAGAACAGTCGGTCCTCCAGATCGACGAGCGCCTCATGGTGGCTGTTCGTCGAGGTGATGACGCACGGCCAATCGAAGTCGAGGTAGCGGGGGTCGAGCCAGTCTACTTCCACCAGCCCCACCTTTGACCCAGGTTGTAGAGTGGGCGCAGCAGCGCCATGAGCGTGACGGCGGCGAGGATCACCACGATTGGCAGGCCGGGGGCGTGGGCGGCGATGCAGTCGACCAGCGCGCCGTCGCTGCCGCCGACGTCGTGGGGCAGGCAGCACGCCGCCCAGTTCCACGGGCCGATGCCGTCGGGGAAGCCCGTGCAGGCGCCGTCGCTGCCCCAAGGGGTTTCGTGCTGGTTCACTGCCCGTGCCCGCCCTTGCCGAGGTAGGCGTAGCCGGCGATGTCGTCCCAGTGGTCGGCGTGGTTAGGGTCGCCGCTAAGGATGCGGCTGATCTTCACGGCGATCATCTTCAGAGCTTCCTTCTGGTGATCGGCCAGGTTCCCGTCGTGGGACCCGATCACCCCCATGAGTTCTTGAGACACGCTGGCTTGCTTAAGCCAGTCGCCGTGAGTGTTGTGCCGTTCGTCGGTGAGGGTCTTTGCGTCGGTCATCTAAACCTCCTTGAGGAAACGTTGAAACGCCGCCTGCGCCGACATCTTCTGGCGCACGCGATCGTACTTGAGTTCGTCGACCGTCCCGCGCATCAGGATCGGCCGTGAGAACACCGGCAGGGCCTGCCCCGGCCGGTGGAAACGCTTGAGCAGCTGGTCGTAAAGCTCCGCCGACCAGGTCATGCCGTAGTGGATCAGCTGCCGCCCACCGAACTGCAGGTTGAGGCCGTGCCCCGCCGAGGCGGGGTGCAGCGCCAGCTTGTCGATGGCGCCGGTGTTCCACATGTTGATGGTCTCCGCCGCCTCGCTGTCCTTGACGCCGGCACCGAGGTAGCGGAGGCCTGGAAACTCGGTGCGGAGGAAGCGGAGATCCTCCTGGAAATCGTAAGCGATGGCGACGGCCTCGCCGCCCGCCTCCTCGATCAGTTCCTTGAGGGCGTCCATCTTGAGCGAGTGCAGGCGCTCGGCGCCGCGCCCGGCCTTCTCGTCCTCGGCGTTCTCGTAGAGGAAGCCCTGCGCAATCTGGCTCAGCTTGCCGCTGGCGACCGCCATGTTGGCGGCGGCGACCGTCTGGTCGGCCTTCTTCAGTTCGGCCACCAAATGGCGCTTCATGCGCTTGTAGACCGCCTCGACGTCGCGCGGCATCTCCACCCAGCGGATAAACTCCGGCCCGTCGTTGAGCTCGGGCATGTCGGGCATGTCCTCGGGGCGCAGCGTGATCGTCACCGTGTTGATGTCGGCGATCAGCTTGTGCTCTAGCTCTGGGTGGACCTGCCAGTTGTAGCCGTTGTAGTCCGTCGGAAAGAAGTAGCGCTGCCGCCACTGGTCGAAGCTCTTACCCCACAGCTTGCCGCGAGTGGCGATCTTGAGGGGCATGAACTGGTCCTCGTAGCCGTTCGGGCGTGAGGTGCCTGTCAGATCCCATATCGAGAAGAAGGCTTCCTGGTTCCGGTAGAGGTAGGAGAACAACGCCTTGCCGCGTTTACCGCGAGGGTTTTTAAAGCGGCTGCTCTCGTCGATACAGAACACCGTGCGGCTGAAGCGCTCAGCCGGCTGGCTGTCGAGCCACTCGACGAGCCATTGGGTGTTGTCGATGCCGACGGTGTAGATGTCGGCTGGCGTGCGAAGGGCCTGAGCCCGCTGCGCCGCCGTGCCGCCGACGAACACCACCTTGATATTGCAAAGGTGCGCCCATTCTTGCGTCTCGTCCTTCCACACCAGCTGCGCGACGCGCTTCGGGGCCAGCACGAACATGTCGTAGACGTGACCGTCCCGCTTCAGGTCGCGGAAGGCGGTGAGGGCAGAGGCAGTCTTACCGGCACCCATGGGGAGGACGGCCTGCGCGGCGTCGTTCTCGTAGAGGTAGTCGGCGGTGCGCTGCTGCGCGTCGCGGAGATCAGCTTCGGAGCGCATCAGGCTATGATCGCAAGGTCTTCGATCAAACGCAGGCTCTCACTTCCGTCGTACTCTTCGACGGTAAAGTGCGTACCTTCGGCCAGCCACTCGACTTTGATGTCGTGCCACCCGCCAGTGTAGACATAAGCCTCTGCACCCAGTTGTTGCTCTAGGTACGTTTCGACTTCGTGGCCGGTCGCTCCTTTTTCCGCGAGCAAGACTAAGCCTTCATCGAATAGAAGGAAGTCTCTAAACTCCCCTGACCAAGTAGACCACCCGGCACCAAAACCGGGCGATATGAGCACGGCCACCTTGCCGTCGCGCACGCACTTAACGATCTTTTTCTTTTCGGATGACATCGTCGATCTCCTCTCGACTTTTGCAGAAGTAGACACGGTAGCCTGCCGCCCTGAGCTCGTCGGCCCGCACCTTTTGCAGTTCGGCGACAACGCCGCGCTTCGGCCTCTTCGTCTCCACGTAGAAGGCATCGGACCCTGGCCACCGGCACAGGCGGTCGGGGTAGCCACGCTTCCCCAACACGATCACCTTTAGCGCAACACCGCCCAGTTTGGCAACGGTACTTTCTAGGTACTGCTCTATTGCGCTCTCGCGTTCGGTCATGCTATGGCTCCTCTGGTCGGTCTCGGGTTGTTTGGAAACACCGCTCTACGTGGGCGGGTTGGGGTTTCAGAAATGGCTCCCTCGTCCGAGGCCGACAACCGGACACCAACCATAGGCGACACCATGCTCGACCTCAAGAACCTCGAAGTGCCGCCGCGCGTGTGGCGCACCAAGACCACCAAGCAGTATCCCTTCCACCTCACCCCCGAGGCCAACGACCTGCTGCAAGCCGCAGCCGAGGAGAGCGGTCACTCGCGCTCGGTCGTTCTCCACAACCTGATCCTGCACGGCCTGCGCAACAGCGGCCCCGTGGCGACGCCGGCCGAACAGCAGAAGTTCGCCGCGCAGATCGCCGAGAAACCGGCTCCGGTCAAGGCACCGAAGGAGGGCCTCGCCGCCCTCGTGCCCGACCCCAACATCGACAGCTTCACCGGCAACAAGCGGTCGCAGCTGCCCCTGCACGCCGACGACAACAAACGCCCACGTCACGCCGAGGACGGCGACCTGGGAGACGACGAAGAGGAGATCGAACTTTGAAGCTGACAGCAGAGCAGTTCGGGGCGTTCCTGCTTTATATCGACGCCCGTATCGACGAAAAAATTCGAGATGCTAACAATCACGACAGCATTTCCGAGTACCTTCGTCGGAGAGAATTTGAGGACGAGCTACGCACCCTGCTCGTCGACAGTGAGGAGACCCGCTGATGTCCACTGTGGCACACGACAAGACACCTGACACCCATTCGAGCATCGTGGGCGGCTCGTCCGCCGCCCGTATGTTGAACTGCGCCGGCAGCTACACGCTGCTGCAGGCGATCCCCGACAGCGTCAAGAACGCCAGTACCTCCTACGCTGACGAAGGCACTCACCTCCATGAGGTGATGGCTGCCATGATCGACCGCGACGAGGAGTTGTCGCTCAACGACGCCATCAACGACCCACAGATCGACGAGATATGGACGCGCTACGGCATCAAGGACGAGCGCTGGTTCGACTGTGTCGTCCCCGCCTACCGCGCCTACCTCGCCCTGCTCGACGAAGCGGGCGACGATGACGACCTGCTGATCCGCACCGAAGCGTCGTGCCAGTTCCCCGAAGTCGAAGGCGCCTTCGGCACGACCGACCAGCTGATAAAGATGCCGGCCAAGCGCAAGGCAATCATCTGGGACTGGAAGTTCGGCGCCGGCGTGCCGGTCTACGCGAGTTACACGGTGAACCGAAAGGTGCAGGTCAACGGCGCGTGGGGCGCTGACGATCACCCACCTGAGCCCGAGTACGAGGACGAGACCGAAGAGTTCGGCAACGATCAGCTGATGTTCTACGCCGCTGCAGCGCGCAACAGCTACCCGCACTTCTTTGAGAACGTCGACGAGATCGAGCTCATCATCTGCGCGCCGCGGATGCTCGGCGAGGCAGTGATCGACCGCTTCACCGTGACACACTCTGACCTCGACGACTATGTCGAGGACATGAAGGAGGCCGTCGAGATCGCGCTCGCCGGCAGCACCCAGTACAAAGTCGGCAAGTGGTGCCGCTTCGAGGCGTGCAAGACGGTCTGCCCGCTCCACCTCGGCAGTGCCGCCCACGGGGCGCTCGTCGCCGAGAAGCTGGGCCGCCTCAAGACGCTGCAGGACCAGAGCCTGACGGCGGCGGACATCGCCGAAGTCAAGCATGTGATCCCTGCCGAGATCATCCCGCCCAGCGTGGGTGTGCCGAACTACGTCCACGAGGACGGGACCACCACGCTCAGTGCCGGCGAGATGTATGCCATCGGCTTGCACCTCAAGGAGATCCTCGAGCCGATGCTCAAGGGCGTCGCCGAGGATGCGCAGACCTTCATGGAAGCGGGTGGCAAGGTGCCCGGCTACAAGCTCGTGCCCAAGAAGGCCGGCCACGATAGCTGGGTGGACGACGACAAGGCGGAGAAGTATCTCGGGCGGCAGGGCCTGCCGATCGAGGAGCGCCGCGTCGTCAAGCCGATCACCCCCGCCGTCGCCCGCACCAAGCTCAAGGCGCTCGGCAAGCTCGACGAGAAGGGCGCCAAGCAGCTGGCGAAGTACGTTGACCCGGGCAAGTCGTCGGGGCACACTCTCGCCCCGGAAAGCGACAGCCGCCCGGCCATCGAGAGCACGGCCAACGCCGTGGCATCGCTCGCTGACAAACTGAAATCCTCGCTCCTCCTGAGCGACGACTGACAGCCGGAAAGACGGCACACTACTGACACGAAACAGGAAAACGAAACATGACTACGAACGACGTGACCGCTCGCACTGCGAGCACTGCCATCGCCGCCCTCGGCAACCTTCGCCAGGGCCTCGCCACCGTCAAGGACAGCATCCCCGCCGCTGGCGGCGAGCCGATCCTCCGCATGGGGCGCGATGGTTCGTGGGTGTTCGGCGCCGACAACGCCGAAATGGAGGACGGTTCCGAGTGGGCCGCCAACCCCTTCTCCCTGCAGCACGGCTACATCTGCTGGAAGAAGCGCCCCGAGGGCAGCAAGGAGCCCGCCGAGAAGCTCGGCGACATCCTCCTGCCGATGACGCAGCAGAAGCCCCTGCGCACCTCCCTGCCCGACTACGGCGAAAGCAAGTGGCAGGACCAGATCTCGATCACCTTCCGCTGCCTCAGCGGCGAGGACGAGGGCACGCAGGTCGTCTACAAGCCGTCCTCGCTCGGCGGCGCTGGCGAGATGAAGGACTTCATCGACGCCATCATGAAGCAGATCGACGTCGACCCGGCACACCCGGTGCCGGTCGTGGTGTTCGGCAGCGACAGCTACCAGCACAAGACCTGGGGCAAGACCTACACGCCGGTCCTCGAGATCGTCGAGTGGGTGTCGATGGAAGACGCCACGCCCGCCGACGAGAACGAGCCGGAGCAGGCACCCCCGCCTGAGCCGGTGAAGCAGCCGGAGCAGGCCCAGCGCACCTCGCGCCGCGCCGCTGCGACCCCGCAGCAGGCGCAGGATGACGACCTGACGGTCGCTCACCCGCGCACCGAACCCGCACCGGCTGCCGCCACGGCCGAGAGCGGTGAGCGCCGCCGCCGTCGCCGGGCGGCCTGATGCGCGAAGCCCGGGCGGGAAACCGCCCGGGCTTTTCCAAGAGGAGAATTGGATGCGACCTTTCTTTAGCTATTACGGGGCGAAGTACACGGGTGCCAAGTACATGGGCCCGCCGCGGCATGACCTCGTGATCGTGCCTTTTGCCGGTAGCGCCGGCTACGCAACACGCTGGGCCCCGCCTCGCGTCAAGCT